CCGCAGCCGCTCGTTCTCTGCCACCGCTTCGTTGCAGTCGATCAGATACGTCAGGGCCAAGTCCTTCTGCTGCTCCCACGCATCACCCACGACTGCTATCTCACGCTTCAGCCGCTCGTTCTCAGCAGTCAGGGCTTCGATGGCAGCGTTTTTCTCGCGGATGATCTCTTTGGCTTCCCATTGCGTCACGCCGTTCATTGTTCTGCCTTTCCTGCTAGGGCTGCGCGGGCGGTATCGGCCATCGCGTGAGCAAGCGTCATATCGCAGGTCACAGGGCACATATCCTCAATCTCACGCAACGCCTCCCGCAGCCGCTCGTTCTCGGCTTCCAGCGCGTCTATGCTGGCCACCAGCTTTTCCAGCGACAGACCAGCATAAGCCAAAGCGCGGTCATCCATTATGTTGCCAAAGGTTTGAACCATCAGCGCCTTGTCAGCTTCCAGTTCCTTGACCCGTTCGGCCAGCAGTTCTTCGGGGTATTTCATTGGCCGTATCCTTCTTCCCAGAGTTCGATGGCGCGGACGATCTCTTGCTCCGGTGTCCAGTTTTCATTGCCATCACGGAACGCGCCTTCATTGCCTAGGCGAAGTGCCTCACGCGCACACAGCAGCTTGCGATCCACCTTTGGTTTGAAGTCATCGCCGCGCATATTCCAACGCTCGACAGCCTCGTCGAAGGTATTTTTAGGAGCGGTCTTGGCCCCGCAATAGGCGCAGTAACCTTGATATGTGTCGCTATAAGCTGACCGTATCGTCAGCACGCCGCAGCTATCGCCCCCGCAGAACGCGCAGGGCTTCATCTTCTCACGAACCATAGCCGCTCTCCCACAGTTCAATCGCGCGGACGCCGATCAAATCGGTGTCGCTTTCGGTCCACCGCGCATAAGCCTCACGCGCACACAGCAGCTTGCGATCCACGGGCGGTTGCTCGTATTTCTCGATCATGTCGCAGAGGGCGCGGTAGCCGTGTTCTTCATTGTCAGCCGTGTCATTATATGCGTCCCGCAGGTCATCTATGGCATCCGCACCAAACGTCCATTTAAACCGCTTACCAGCTTCGATCAGCACCCAGTCGGGTGGTGTTTGCTTGTCGGTCATTTCCATACCCTCTTCGCGTCTGGCAGCAGATCCTTGCTCTTGCAGGTAGGGCGTATGCATGAGCGCACGCTGGCCACACTGAGCATCACGTTGCAGTGATCGCACCAGATGGGTTTATGCTTAATTTTGGCGGTCATGCGTCAGCCTTTTCAAGCACCATTTCGGGCAGCATGTGCTGAGAGGTGGCAAACGACAGCAGACGATATGCCAAGTGCTGTGCATCATCTGGTGTAAGCCGCAATTTGGTGCGCGCCCCGCTATTCCTGATCATGCCTAGGATCACAGTCCCATCCCTGAGTTGCTGCAATATAACTTGCTCAGTCATGGCTGATCCCCATGATCTCGAAAGCACGGTCCACCGCGCTCTTGGCGGCTTCCAGACGACGCTGTTGCGTGACGCGCTTCAGGGTGAGGCCCTCGCCTTCCTTGGCCTCTTGTGCCGCAGCTTTTTCGATCAAAGGCATGACACCATTTAGCACGGTGGCCAAAGTGTGCAGCACATTCATGATTTCGCTGCGATCCATCGTCCGCATTACAAGGTCAGCGCGATGCAAGTAATCAAGGCGCGCGTTCTCTGTCGCATCTTCCCATTCATCGCCGTGATAGTCCTTGAACAAGGCGGCAGCGACAGCTTCTTTCATTGGAGTAACAAACATATCAAAACCTCACATCGTCGTCGGCCCAATCATACAGATCGAAGCCGAAGTTATCGAACAGCCACTGGCGCAGGGTCACTGCGGCTTCCTTGGTTTGCGAACCACCTTCATGGCGTGGACCTCACGCTCCAGTGCGTAGACGCGCTTCTGCAGGTCGATGATGAGATAATCATAATGGGCCTGCATGGACTGGAATTGACCTTGTCCGAGCGGTGCCCACGGGTTGATAGATTGCTCAGACATAGTCGTTCCAGTCGTCGTAGCTGTCGCTGTGGTCGAGGGCGTTGCGCACCCACAGACCGCCCAGCACCGTCAGGGCGATAGCGCCGATGATAAAGGGCGCGCTCACGGCAGCATCACCATCGCGGCGGTCATAAGAAACAGGAAGACCGCAATGCCGACAAAGCCGAGCAGCAACTCGCGCCACAGTGGCGTCTCAGGCGCGGATGTCTCCACCACAGTGAAGTTGGGCTTGTCGAGCGCGTCGATGACGGCGTCGATGGCACGCTGGCGGATGCGCTTGGCGCGGACAGGCCCGACGTTGTTCACGCGGGCCGCCAGCTCCTCATCGGTCACCAGCAGCACATCGCGCACGGTGTGGAAGCCAGCGCTGTACAGGTCGTCGATCAGGTCGCTTCCGGCGAGTAGTTCAGAGAGGTACATGGTAGGTGCTCCTTGTTACTGAGGCGCCCTGTGTAAGCGGGCGCTTAATGGTGTGTCAATCGTCTTTCTTGTCGATCACAACCTGCTGCGCGTTGGGCAGCGATTGTAGGTGCTTCACGATGCGCGGGTGATGCACGATCAGGCTGCGGTATAGGTCTACGCTGAAGTGCTTCATGGCCAGACGCTGCTTGCGGTCGCGCTCAAGTACGTCGGCTTCGCTGGGGTGGTAGAGCATTAGTCCTCCTGTGCGTGGTCAATTTGGTCGGCGAGCCAGTCGGCGTAGTCGTCGGCTGCGCGTTCGAAGACGGCCTCGTCTACCAGCTCGTCGAACTCATACTCGCCGATGCCGCGCATCTCGCCGATGGCGTAGGCCGACACGATGGTCAGGTCGTCCACGCCGTCGTAGATGTACGTCACGTCCACGTCGCAGTCGTGGTCGTAGCCCCGGCGGCAGGTCCACGACACGTTGACGCACGCGGTGAAGGTCTGCACGCCGCTCATGCCGCGTACTCCATCGGGAAGGTCTCAGGGACGAGCGTGGCGTAGTGTACCGGGCGCTCGTAGCGGCCAGCCTCGTCGCGGTAGACGCTGATCCAGCGGCCACCAGCCGACAGGCCGATGCTCTGGCCGTATTCGAGGTTCACGCCGACCGGCCACAGCAGGTACAGGCCTTCCGCGTCGAGGGCGTCGTTGAGAGTGGGGAACCAGTTCTGCATGATGTGTCTCCGTTGCTGATGTGGAGGGTGATGGGGAGGCCGAAGCCTCCCCGGTTGGCTTATTCGGCTTCGATGATGTCGAAGATGGTGTCGACGCCGAGGTCGCTGAGCCAGAAGATGTGGCCGTTGCCTTCGTTGTCATCGCCGTAGCCCATGCCCTTGGCTTCAAGCGAACCGATCAGCGCGGCGACCTGCTTGTCGTTCCAGCCCAGCTCGGCCTTGAACTCGGCGTGGCCGCCGTTGCTGAAGTTGTCCGAGTGCTGGCAGGCGCGGTTGTCGTAGTTGAGGCAAACCTTGAGGGCGGCGATTTCGTTGGCGGTCAGGTTGGTCATGGTGTGTCTCCGTTGTTGATGATGTGGTTTAAGCAGATGGTTTAATTTGGGTCAACCGATATTTCGTAAAAAAGTGCATTTCACATGAAAAAAGTTGCAAGGTGCTGTTTTTTGCGGGTTTTAATTTTAGGTGAAAAGGTGTCACACGTGACTACATCTGACTACACGTAGTGTAACGTGACAATCCCCCTACGCGCGAGGAAGATGCACGGCTCCATCTTCCTATACTTGCTATTCGCAAGATGGAGACGTTGCACCCGAGCGGCAGCGATACCCCATATGAGAACCCTCCCCCATATGGGTTTACTCGTTTCACAATTTCGGGTAAGAGTTCGGACGGATGCGCAGGACCAACTGCACACCCGTCCTGACAACGGCAACTGAAAAGGAGTTTGCCATGCCTGATACTCGTACTAGCGATGCGCGTGCCGACGAGCAAGCGATGACCATCCCCGAACGCATCAAGGCGGCACTGAAGGCCGCTGGGCGCTTTGATGTCGGATCGACGATTTACCTGCCGGACCATGAACAGACGCTGCGTGTGGTCGCCGTTAACTTTACCTCGACCAAGGGAAAGCAGAAAACCTTTGCATGGCTCAAGTGGGAGAGCGAGTGCGTCGAGTGCGGTAAGCGGTACCAGTTCACCAGCAAACGGGTGTTCGCGTACCCCACGAGAACGTGCAAAGACCACCGCCGCACATCGCGTCAGCGGATCGCTAGGGTAGCTCCGAAGGCTGGGGGTGCAATGGCCTTGCGCAAAGCGGTTATCGACGTGCTGGATGGCCTGTCGTTTCTTTGCGATTTTGCAACGCAAGTTGAGATCGAGGATGTGGTGATCGCACATCTCCCGTCAGCAAGGCGTGACGCCATTTGGGAGGTGGTCGTGGATGTTACTTTGAAAGCGGAAGCAGCAGGCTGGGGCGTAATCGAGAGCGATGGTGATATCATACGTTTTGCGGAGCCTTGATGGACCGCGCCGGTGGTGCTATCTGTTCCCTCGAACTGGTAGTCCTGCCACGAAGCGGAGCACGCAGACTAATGACTGGCCGACCGAGCACTTACACGGAAGAGATGGGTAACCTGATCTGCGACAAGCTGACCGAGGGGACCAGTTTGCGTAAGCTGTGCAAGAGCGACGAGTTCCCCAACGCATCGACGGTGTACGTGTGGCTGGACCGCTTCCCCGAGTTCGCCGAGCGGTACGCCCGCGCGAGGGAAGCAGCGACCGAGGACATGCTCGAAGACATCCTTGAGATCGCCGACGACGCAACCATCGACGTTCAGGACAAGCGCGTTCGCATCGACACACGCAAGTGGGCCATGGGCAAGCTGAAGCCAAAGAAGTACGGCGACAAGCAGACGCATGAGATCGGCAACAAGGAAGGCGAGACGCTCAAGGTCGATAGCAACGTCGACACGGTGGCGCTCACGCTGCAACTGGCCGAGGCGCTCCGCACGCAGGACGGCGACAAGTGATCTACCGCCGCCGCGAGGCTGAGCTGGTCCGCACTGGCTTCAACATCATGTGGGAGCCGCTCGCCAAGGGCATGATCCTGAGCTTGCCGTGGTTCAGTTGGTACGTAAGCTGGAACAGGCACACGCGCCGCGTGCATTTCGCCGTGCCGACCGGCTTCAACTGGCGCACGCCGATCGGCCCGTGGCGTCGCATCCGTGAACTTGAGGCCCAGTTGCGCGCCCTCGACCACGCCTTGCATCAGTCGAACGATCGGTACGACAAAGTCCGCGACATGAACGATCAACTGCGCCGAGCGCTCACGCTGTATCGGAACGCATGACCGACGTTGCGTCCCTCGTCGCGGCGCTTGAGCCTGAGCAGCGTGTCCACCTCGACTGGCAGCGGCGCTGGAAGCAGACCGCCCGGCCGAACCAGATCGTGCGCGGATCGGACTGGACTGAGTGCGGCTACCTCGCAGGTCGCGGCTTCGGCAAGACCCGCGTCGGGGCCGAGTGGATCACGCGCGCCGTGTTCGAAGACCCATCGGGCTTCGATAGCTGCGTCATCGCGCCGACCTATCAGGACGTGAAGTTCACCTGCTTCGAGGGCGAGAGCGGCATCCTGTCCGTCCTGCCGCCCGAGCTACTTGTTGAGCACAACAAGTCCGACATGATTATCAAGATGCGAAATGTCGCAGGTGGCGTGAGCGTGATCCGTGGCTTCACGGCTGAGAAGCCCGAGCGTCTGCGCGGCCCGCAGCACTGCCGTGGCTGGTTCGACGAGCTGGCGGCGTGGCAGTACGACCAAGAGACATGGGACATGGCCATGATGGGCATGCGCCTCGGCGCGAACCCGCAGGTGCTGTGGACCACAACGCCCAAGCCGAAAGAGCTGATCCGCAAGCTGAGCAAGCCCAAGGCCAAGCGCGTGATCGTCACCGGTTCGACGTTCGACAACCGGGCGAACCTGCCAGAGAGCTTCTTCGACCAACTCGAACAGTACGAGGGCACGACGCTGGGTCGGCAGGAACTGTACGGCGAGCTGATCGACCCGGAAGAGGCGGGCATCGTCAAGCGCAGCCAGTTCCGGCTGTGGCCCGCGAAGAACCCGCTGCCGTCGTTCGACTTCATCGTCATGTCGCTCGACACGGCGTACACCGAGAAGACCTACGACAAGAAGACCGGCGACGCGGACAGCACGGCCTGCACCGTCTGGGGCGTGTTCTTCCACGAGAAGCGGCACAACGTCATGCTGCTCGACTGCTGGGAGGACCAGCTCGGGCTGCCGAACCTGATGCGGCGCGTCCGCAAAGAGATGAACACGCCCTACGGCGACGACAACGACACGGCGATCATCAAGCCGCTGTTCGGTTCGTCGAAGCCGCTGACCTCGGGGCGCAAGCCGGACGTGCTGCTGATCGAGGACAAGGGCAGCGGCATCAGCCTGCGCCAGATGCTGGAGGCCGAGCGCATCGACGCATACGCCTACAACCCCGGCCGGGCCGACAAGCTGACGCGCCTGCACATGGTCACGCCGGTGTTCGCCCGCAAGCTGGTCTGGCTGCCCGAGAGCGACAAGTACCCCGGCCGCCCGCGCAACTGGATTGAGCCGCTGCTCGCCCAGCTATGCGCCTTCACCGGCCCCGGCAGCATCAAGCACGACGACTTCGTAGACAGCACGAGCCAAGCGCTCCGGCTGCTTATGGACAAACGGTGGCTCGATCCTGTAAAAGCCCGCAAAGACGAACGCGACGCGCCGCCACCCAAAGAGCGGGTCAATCCGTATGCACAGTAGGACTAGGCCATGAACGAAGACGACCTCGACCAGCCCGAGCGCGAAGACGACGAGTACGGTGAGATGATCGAACTCACCGACGAGGAGCCGGATGTCGAGGACACCGAGGACGGCGGCGCCATCGTCAAGCTGGACGGTGACGAGGTTGCGCGTTCCGAGGACTTCTACAAGAACCTCGCCGAAGACATGAGCGACAGCGACCTGAAGCGCATTGCGCAGCAGTACGTTGACCTCATCACCAAGGACAAGGAAGCGCGCAAGAAGCGCGACGAGCAGTACGAGGAAGGCATCCGCCGCACTGGCCTTGGCGACGACGCGCCCGGCGGCGCGGACTTCATGGGCGCATCGAAGGTCGTGCATCCGATGCTGACCGAGGCGTGCGTGGACTTCGCATCGCGCGCCATCAAGGAACTGTTTCCGCCAGAAGGCCCGGTGCGCGACAAGATCGTCGGCGACATCACCGGCGAAAAGATCAAGAAGGCGAAGCGCAAAACCGACTTCATGAACTGGCAGCTCACGACGCAGAGCACCGAGTTCCGGGGCGAGCTTGAGCAGCTACTGACGCAGGTGCCGCTGGGCGGCGCGCAGTACATGAAGGTGACGTGGAACGAGCCGCGCAACCGCCCCGACTTCCTGTTCGTCGCGATCGACGACATGTACCTGCCGTTCGCCGCGACCAACTTCTACAGCGCCCAGCGCAAAACGCACGTCCAGTACCTGACGCAGCTCGACTACGAGAACCGCGTCAAGTCGGGCATGTACCTCGACGCCGACATCGGCCCAGCGGGCCAAGAGCCTGACTTCAGCGCCGCCGAGAAGGCGAACAGCAAGATCGAGGGCCGCACCGAGAGCAGCTACAACGAGGACGGTCTGCGCACCGTGTTCGAAGTGTACGTCATCGCCGACATCGAGGACGAAGGGCCGCTGCCCTACATCATCACGATCGACAAGACCTCGAACAAGGTGCTGTCGATCTACCGCAACTGGGACGAGCTGGACGAGGCTCAGGAAGAGTTGCAGTGGTTCGTCGAGTTCCCGTTCGTGCCGTGGCGCGGCGCGTATCCGATCGGCTTGCCGCACATGGTCGGCGGCCTGAGCGCTGCCTCAACCGGCGCGCTGCGTGCGCTGCTCGACGCCGCGCACATCAGCAACAGCCAGACGATGCTGAAGCTGAAGGGCGGAAGCCGCGGCGGCCAGAGCCTCGAAATCCAGCCGACGCAGGTCATGGAGGTCGAAGGCGGGATGCAGGCCGACGACATCCGCAAGCTCATCATGCCGCTGCCGTACAACCCGCCGAACGCGGTGCTGTTCAGCTTGCTCGGCTTCCTTGTCGATGCGGGCAAGGGCGTCATCCGCACCACGATGGATGACATCAGCGACGGCAACCCCAACGCTCCGGTCGGCACCACGCTGGCCAAGATGGAGCAGGGCATGGTGGTTTACAGCGCCATCCACGCCCGGCTGCACAACGCGATGGCCAAGCTGCTTGGCATCCTGCACCGCCTGAACGGCATGTACCTCGACGACGAGGAAGAGCAGGAAGAGATCGGCGACGAGCTGGCCACGCGCGACGACTTCGACGGCCCGCTCGACGTGGTGCCGGTGTCCGACCCCAACATCTTCAGCGAGGCCCAGCGCTTCGCTCAGGTGCAGGCAGTCGAGCAGCGCGCTCAGCAGATGCCGCAGCTCTACAACCTGCGCAAGGTTGAGGAGCGCATCCTTGAGACGCTGAAAATCCCGAACGCCAAGGAACTGCTGGCCCCGGCGATCGAGCCGAAGGAGCAGAACGCGGTGAACGAGAACGTGGCCGCGACGCTCGGCCGCGCCGTGCTGGCGTTCCCCGAGCAGGACCACATCGCGCACCTCAAGGCGCACCTGTCGTACATGACGAACCCGCTGTTCGGCATGAACCCGCTCATCGCTCCGGCGTACCTGCCGGTCATGCTGAACCACATCAAGGAGCACATCGCCCTGTGGTACGCCTCGGCCGTGTTCGACCTGTCGAACGAAACGACCGGCGGCGACATCGGCGAGGACATGAAGCAGATGAAGGACGACGTGGAGGGCCGCAAGTCGCTTGATCGCATGCTGGCCGAGGCGAGCGCCATGGTCGTGGACTACGGCGACAAGATATTCGCGTCGCTGCCGCCCGTCATCCAGCAGGCGCAGCAGGTCATGCAGCAGTTCGCGCCGCCCCAGCCGATGGACCCGTCGCAGGCCGCCATGCAGGCTGCTCAGATGCAGAACCAGACGCAGCAGGCCCGCATCCAGCTTGAGGGCCAGAAGGCGCAGCAGGATGCCCAGCTCACGCAGGCCAAGATGCAGGCCGACATGGCTGCCAAGGCGCAAGACCTGCAAACGCGGATGCAGTTGGAGCAGATGCGCGAGCAGGCCGAAGACCAGCGCAAGGCCGCTGAGCTTCAGGCCCGCATGCAGATGAACACCGAGGACAACCGCACGGCCATGGAACTGGCCGCCGCGGAACTGGCCTCGGGCGAAAAGATCGCGGTGTCCACCGGCACCGGGATAAACCCGAACCCGTAAGGAGGCCGACATGGCTAAGAGCGATAAGCCGAAAACCAACGAGGTGCCGCAGAAGGGCGAAGCCATCAAGCAGCACCACCTAATGGCCATGGGCACCATGCCCAAGGTGCTGTCGTCCCCCAAGACGCCAGCGTGAGAATTGAGACCCTGCTTCAGCGTCTGGAGCAATCGCAGGTCGATCTGGCCCGCGATGCGCTGAAGCAACCTCAATCCCGCGACACGTTCGAGTACGGGCGCGTCGTGGGTATGTATGCCGGACTGGAACTGGCCAAGGCCGTGTTGATCGACATGGTGGCTGAGAAGGAACGGAAAGACTTTGATCTGTAACCCTTGCAGGAGGAGCACCCATGCAAGACTTCGTGTTGAATAAAGTTACGTTTGCATACGACAGCCTCGACGAAGCGTTCCCGCCCGTCGATCCCGGCGTCACCCCCTTCGGATCGCGTGTGCTGGTGCAAATCCGCGCACCCAAGAAGAAGACGGCTGGCGGCATCATCCTGACGACCGACACCAAAGACACCGAGATGTGGAACACTCAGGTGGCTAAGGTCGTGGCCGTTGGGGCGCTGGCGTTCAAGAACCGTAACACCCAAGAACTGTGGCCCGAAGGGTCATGGTGCGAACCCGGCGACTTCGTGCGCGTACCTAAGTACGGCGGCGACAAGTGGTCGGTTAAGCATGGCGATGATGACGACGCCGAAATCCTGTTCGTCATATTCAACGATCTCGACCTCATTGGCAAAGTCTCCGGCGATCCGCTGGCGATGAAGGCCTTTGTCTAAGTCGATAAGGCTAAAAAGGAGCCGGTCACATGGCAAAAGACACACTGACTGAAGACGACGAAATCGTCATCATTGAAACCGAAGACGAGAACATCCCCACGGGTGAACCCGATCCCGAGGAAGCCGCTGAGCCTGAAGAGGAAGACGACGAGGAGGACGAAGAGCGCCTCGCCGTTTCCGAAGACGACAGCGAAGACGAAATCACCAGCAAGACGAAGGAGACGCGCGAGAAGCGTCAGAAGCGTCGCGAGCTTCAGAAGCGCGCCAAGGAACGCTCGCAGCGTGAGCTGGAGTTCTTGCGTCAGCAGAACGCTGAGCTGGCTCGCCGGATGCAGGCCCTCGAAGGCAACACGCTGAGCCAGCAGGTCAGCAGCCTTGACCAGCAAATCCAGCAGACGCTGTACGAGGCGCAGCAAGCTGAGATCATCATGGCTCGCGCCATCGAGGCGAGCAACGGTGATGATGCGGCTGCCGCGCTGCGTATCCGTGACGAGGCCCGCGCCCGCGCAAACGAGCTGACCACGTACAAGCAGAACGCCGAGCGGGTTGCGCAGCAAGCGCTTCAGCCGCAAGTCGATCCGCGCGTGACCAGCTATGCGCAGCAGTGGCTGCAAGCGAACCCGTGGTACAACCCGCAGGGCCGCGACGAGAACAGCGCGATCACCAAGGCCATCGACAACTCGCTGGCTGCGGAAGGCTGGAACCCGGCCGACGAGGGCTACTGGCAGGAACTGACCCGCCGCGTATCGGCCCGGATCGGCGAGGAAGCCCCGGCCCCGCGTGCGCCCAAGCGCAAGGCTCCGCCCACCGGCAATACTCGCGAACACGCGCCTACTTCGTCGCGAAATGAAGTATACGTGACACCGGCTCGGAAACAGGCTATGATCGACGCCGGTATCTGGGATGATCCGGTTCGCCGGGACGCTCAGGTACGGGCGTATCGTGAGTACGACAAGAACAATTCGGCACGCTAACATAGGAGTATGCCATGACTGAAGAACGTATGGATGATCGCCTCAAGAAGGAACTAGGTGTTAGCCGCCGCAGCCGTGGCATGGACGACCGTCACGTAACGGAAGACCGTGTCATCACTGACGACGAGCGGCTCGAAATGTTCCGAATGCAACTGTACAACGACGCGTTGCCGAATATCCCAGAGATACCCGGCTATCACGTCTGCTGGCTCACGACGAGCAATCCGAGTGACACCATCCAGCAGCGTTTCCGTCTAGGATATGAACTTATCCGCGGCGAAGACGTTCCCGGCATGGAACTCGTCACTCAGAAGACCGGCGAATACGCCGGTTGCATTGCTGTCAACGAGATGATCGCGGCTAAGCTACCCAACAGCCTCTATCAGAGGTTCATGAAGGAAGCTCACTACGACGCCCCGTTGCGTGAGGAAGAGAAGCTGGCCGAGACCGCAGAACTCATGCGTGAACAGGCCGAGCGCTCAGGTGGCAGACTGCTAGAGGGCGACGGGATGTCGGAAATGCGTGAATATACGCCGAGGCTGACACCGTTCAGCTAAGGCGTTCCGCAACCCTTTTCTAAGGAACTAGGCAATGTCTAATACGGTTAATGGACCGTTCGGCCTGCGCCCCGCGTATAGCCCGAGTGGTGTGATCCGTCCCACTGCTTTCACTATCGCAAACGGGTACGCAGCGAACATCTATCAGGACCAGCCGGTCCGTATCGCTCCGGCTACCTCCGGTGGTGAAACTGAAGGCACTCTCGTAGCTTCGGCTGTGGGCGCTGCTTTCATCGGCACCTTCCAAGGCGTTGAGTTCACCGACAGCGACGGTCGCCGCCGCGTGTCGAACAAGTGGACCGCTTCGCAGGTTGGCACCGACATCGTGGCTTACTCCACGCTGGACCCGACCATCGTGTATGAAGTGCAGTCGAATGCCGCTCTGACGGTCGCCGACATTGGTAAGCAGTATGACCTGTCTACCATTAGCGGCAACTCGACGACTGGTCTTTCGTCGCAGGCTCTCGACGTGGCTTCGGCTGCCTCGAACGCTTCGGTCCGCCTGATCGGGATCACCCCCGGTCCCGACAACAACTGGGGCGATACCTACGTCATCGCTCAGGTCCAGATCAGCGAACACCAGTTTGTCGCTGACAAGGCCGCGATCTAAGGAGGGCTTGAACTATGGCTATGCCGATGCGGAGTACTGACTTCCGCTCCATCGTCGAACCGATCCTGAACGAAGAGTTCAACGGTATCTACGAACAGCGCGCCGACGAATATGCTCAGGTCTTCAAGACCTTTCAGGGCATTGCGCGTAACTACCACGAAGAACCCGTCCTGTACGGTTTCGGTGCTGCACCGGAACTGCCGGACGGCATGCCCGTCACCTACCAATCGGGTGGCGTGCTCTTCATTCAGCGCTACGTCTATCGCGTGTATGGCCTTGCCTTCGCGCTGACCAAGGTGCTGGTTGAAGACGGCGACCACATTCGCATCGGTCAGACCTATGCGCGTCACCTCGCGCAGTCGCTGATCGAAACCAAGGAAACCCTTGGCGCGAACATCCTCAACCGTTCGTTCACCTCGGCTTATGCTGGCGGTGACGGCGTTGAGCTGGTCGCTGACAATCACCCGATTGTCACTGGCACGTTCTCGAACAAGCTGTCTGTCGCTGCGGCTCTGTCGCAGACCTCGCTGGAACAGCTCCTCATCCAAATCCGCAACGCCGTAGACAACAACGGCAAGCGCATCCGTCTCACGCCGAAGAAGATCGTTGCTGGTCCTTCGAACGTGTTTCAGGCTGAGGTTCTGCTCAAGTCGGTCCTGCGTGCGGGCACCGCTGACAACGACATTAACCCCGTGAAATCCATGGGGATGTTGGCAGACGGTCAGGCCAACCTGTCGCGTATCACCTCGTCCACCGCATGGTGGGTGCAGACGGACGCGCCGGAAGGTCTGAAGCTCGCTATGCGCCGTGGTCTCGAAAAGAGCATGGAAGGCGACTTCGAAACCGACAGCATGCGGTATAAGGCAACCGAACGCTATGCGTTTGGATGGACTGACCCGCGTGGCGTATACGGTACGCCGGGCGTGTAAGTTACTGTTTTTGCAGTGATTTAAATACCGCTTGAAAAGGCTCCCATTGGTGACTAGGCTACACGGCCTACCACTGATGGGAGCTTTTTTATGCGCAAAGAACACGACGTATGCACGATGCCGGGCTGTGGCCGACCCCATAAAGCGCGCGGTTATTGTCTTGCCCATTATATGCAATTTAAACGAGGCGTCGAACCTACCGGCCTGATCCGCAGTCGCGTTCGAGAAAAGCCGCCGGAATGCACCGAAGCTGGTTGCCACGAGCCGGTAAAGGCGCACGGCCTATGCAAAATGCACTATCAGCGTAAACTGCGGCATGGACACACGCGTTACACCGACCGCAAGCGTCCGGCCAAGAAGTGCCTGATTGAGACTTGCGATAACCACCTTTACGCAAAGGGCCTATGCCACGCACATTACGCAAAACAGCGGAAATGGCAGCACGCGGGCATCGACGCGCAGCGCTACCAAGACATGCTCCGCGAACAGAACGGCGTCTGCGCGATCTGCCACAAGCCTGAGACCGCGCCCGACAAAGCCTCTGGCAAAACCAAAGACCTCGCCATTGACCACGACCACAAAACCGGCGCAGTTCGCGCGTTGCTTTGCTCGGCTTGTAACACCGCGCTCGGCCTTTTTAACGACGATCCTGCGCTACTAGCCAAGGCACAGCAGTATGTGCTAAAACACGCGGACTAGGACCATTAGCCTGCTCGACCGACCTAGCGGACGATGCACAGACGAGCGGGCGACTTGTGCATGAAGGAACGCTATTATGGGCGCTACCACTTTCTCGGGTCCGGTTTACTCGACCAACGGCTTCGTCGGCGCGATCACCGGCAACATCACTGGCAACGTGACGGGTAACGTCACCGGCAACGTGACGGGCAACGTCACCGGCAAACTGATCGGCCAGACGCAGGACAACTACCAGACCCTGTCGGGCGCTGGTGCTGCCAACCTCACCACCGGCGTCACGTTCTGCACCAGCACCGGCGCGGGCAACGTGGTCACGCTGGCCAACCCGAGCGGCAACGCTGGCCTGCGCAAGGTCATCGTGCACAGCACCAAGGGCACGAGCGGCACCATCGTCGTGACCCCCGGCACTGCCTCGGGCTTCACCACCATCACGCTGACCAACGTCGGCTCGTCGGTTGAACTGATGTGGACCGGCGCTGCTTGGGTCGTTCTGAATACCAACGGCGGCACCTGATAGTTTAACTGTCAGTCGATAGCTGTTATAAATCGCGTGGCTGCCCGCTTCCCCTAACCAGTGGGCAGCCACCAGATTAAAAGGAAACGCCGATGCGTCCTATTCAGAAGACCATCAACATCGCTGCGGCGACCACGAACGGTATCGTCACTTCGACGAAGCCCGAAAACGGTGTTGACCTCACGCTCAACGGCTCGCTGGTGTCGGGCGGCGTAGCGACGCCGACCTATCCGACACAGGTTAGCTTCGCCAGCACCAGCAACCTCTCGACTGTGGTGTTCACCGTCTTTGGCACCGGCACGGACAACAATCCGCTCGCCGAAGACATTGTCGGCCCGAACAACGCCACCGTCACTGGCACCAAAACCTTTAAGACCGTGACCCGCATTGCGGTGGTTACTGCCTCAACCTTCAGCACTGAGCGTGTCATTGCGGGCACCGCGACTGTTGGCATCGGCACCGGCGCTTGGTGGCCGCTCGACATCTACACGCCCAATCAGGTGACCACGATGTCGATCAACCTGCTGAGCACGGCCACTTGCACGTACACGACCGAGTACACCAACGAAGACATCTGGAACCTTGCGGCGTCTGACTGCCTCGCTGTGGCTCACCCGGTGGCTGCGATTGCCTCGGGATCGACCGACCAGACTGGTTTCACCACGACCCTGATGCGCGCCGTGCGCTTCAACGTGGCTTCCGGTTCCGGTCAGGTTCGCGTAACACTGACCCAACAGTCCACTGCATAAGGTGCAATAATGGCCAACGTCAAAATCACGGATATGACAGCAGCGACTGTCCCCCTCGCAGGGACAGAGCTGTTCGAAACCGTTCAGAGCGGGGCCACCCGCAACGTAGCCGCCTCCGCCATCGCCAACACGTTCAACGGTACATTGAGCGTGGCCCACGGCGGTACGGGGGTGGGTACGTTGACGGGCTACGTTAAGGGCAGCGGCACTTCGGCCATGACGGCGTCGGCGTCGGTGCCTTGGACGGATGTGTCAGGCAAGCCAACTAATTACGGCAGCTTCTACGACACGACAACGCAGACCACTGGCGCAAACACCGCCACGGTTATGCTGTTCAGCAACACAGGTCTTGTTGACGGCGTTACGCTCTCCGGCGGTTCGCTTATCTACCTTCCGGCGACTGGCGTCTATAATATCCAATTTAGCGCACAGCTCGCTAACAGCGCCGCACAAGATTACCAGACCAGCATTTGGATACGCAAGAACAACGTAGACATCGCCAATAGCTGCACCGACATTACAGTTCCCGCCAAGACTGGTTCGGTGAACGGCTACTCAGTTGCTGCGTGGAACTTCATGGACAGCTTTACTGCCGGGCAATATTTCCAGCTAATCTGGTCCACGCCCAACACGGGTGTGTACATTGAGGCCCTCGGCACGCGCACGACGCCGACGCGCCCCGCTGCACCCTCCATCATTTTAACCGTCAATCAGGTGGCATAATCCATGTCCGGCTTTGAGCGCGCCGCCCTTCAGGCCAAGCAAGACATCGACGACGCTCTTGGGCTGCGTCTTAAACCGTTAGGCCCGGTGCCCAACCAGCAGCCTATGCAGATACCCGGCAACCCGCAGCTCACGCCGCAGGGTATGCAGTTCTCAGGCTCGATGGGTCCACTGTCTGGCTCGGCCACTGTCGGCCCACAAGGCTTTGGCGGCGCCAACGTGAACTATTCGGCGCCACTTGCTGGCGGCCGGATGAACCTCGGCGCTGCCGTCGATCCCCGCATGAAGCTGGCCCAGCTACAGGCCCAGTATCAACACGGCCCGTTCAGCGCGAATGTGCAGTATCAGCCGGGCGGCGGCGTCTCCGGCGGCGTGCAGTATCGGCAGAACTTTGAGGAAGGCGGCCTCGCCACCTCGGTCCACATGCCGCAAGACTACCACGAACGCGACATCGACTTCATCAACACCCGCAACCAGCACATGCGCGAAATGGTCGGCAAGTCGGCCTACGCCATGGGCGGCCTCGCCGTAAAGTAAGGAACGTAACATGAAGGGTTTCAAAGACAGCACCAAGACCCAGTACTCCATGGGCGGGTCGTGCTACGCCAAGGGCGGTGCTGTTAAGGGCGCGGCCAAGGTTGCCAAGGTGATGAACGAATTCAAGTCGGGCAAGCTGCACAGCGGCTCGAAGGAAGGCCCGGAGGTCACCAACCCGAAGCAGGCCATCGCCATTTCGCTGAGCGAAGCCCGCAAGGCTGGGGCCAAAATCCCGATGGCGAAGGCTGAGGGCGGCAAGGTTCACACTTATTCGGCCAAAGCTGCTGCCGCTGGCAAAGACCTCGGCAAGAAGGGCAAGAACTTCGACAAGATCGCTGCCAGCGCCGGTAAGGAATACGGTTCCAAGGCTGCGGGTGAACGTGTTGCTGGCGCCATTCTTAACAAGATGCGCAAGAAGTACGAAGGCGGCGGCGCAGTTGAAGCCGACGAAGGCGTTTCGACGCGCCCAACCACTGCCTCTGGCCGCCGCATCAGCAACGAAGAGCTGAGCACGCCCGCGCGCATCATGCGCATGTCGGGTCAGGCCGATCCGTATGAGCGCACTCCGCCGAGCATGGCAGCCAAGAAGCCGCGCAGCGTAACTGTTGAGCGCACCACCGTAAGCGAAGCCCCGGCCAAGATGACCGATCTTCAGCGCAAGCTGTCGGGTCCGGTGCCGCGCGCTGAGATGGAAGCCGCGCGCAGGGCGGCGGGCAAAGGCTCGTTCCGCAACATGCCAATTATCCGCGATGTCGCTGACGCCCTTGGGCTGAAGAAGGGCGGTCTCGCTGTTATGCCCAAGAAAGGACGCTAATCATGGCATTTACTCTCAGCG